GAAAATTAGCAGGTCGGCACTACCCACATACCCGTCTTGGTTGAAGTCGCCGATAAGCCCGTTGGGGAAGTCGCTACTGCTAACGCCGAAGCCGTCGGCCAGTTGCTCAGCTATCTGCTCAAGTATGCCAGTGGTGTCGAGCGTGTCCAGCGAAAGGTCGAGCGTGGCGGTGCTGCCTGATAAGTTGACGGTGCCGTTAGGGAACACGATAGTGCTGGCCGTCCCCGACGGTGTGCCGTCAGCTTCTTGGATAGTTAGCGAGCCGCCGCTAGTGATGCGCGCAGTGTTGCCGGCAAGGGTGACGGTGCCGTTAGTAAATATCAGCTTGTTGACTGCGCCTGTCGGTGAGCCGTCAAACTCCTCGACGGTGATGCTGTTGCTGGGTATGGTGGCGTAGCTGACAGCGGTGCCGGTGCGCTGCACGCGGATGTTGTAAACCTGCTCTAAGACGTAGACGCGCTGATCAGTATCAAACTCGACGTCAGAGCTGTCGAAGTCTATGCTTTGCACAGCAACCTCGCCGCCTACTGGCCCGACGTTTCCGTTGACGCGGTCGAGCGCAGTGCGGACGGCAGAGCCTAAGCTCATGCACTCGGCGTAATCGGGGCTGATCATGTACAGCTCTACGCGTGCGGTGTCCAGGTCACTGCTCCCCGACTTCGTGCCGCTGGGCGTGGTGTCGGTTATCGTGTACGCAACGAACGGAGCATCAGCGTCTTGCTGTGCTATCTCCGGATAGATGCGGTCATTGACAATGGCGCCGACGGCATCGCTGTCTTTTAGCAGGTAGTAAATCGCTTTGCCTGTGTCCATTGTTTCTTATCTTAGTAGCCCGACTCCGTGAGACGCCTTGGCCAGCCCTGCTGCCGGGCGTTTCTTTTTTTTACATCTTCTTTATCCAGCGCGCGTAGATTTTGCGATACATGTTTAGCTGCATCTTCTGCATGCGTGGGCGCATCCTGCCTAAAGCTGGCTGCAGCTTATCGTAAAACTTCGAGCCTTTACTACGCCCGCGACCACCAACGTTACCGCCTTCTACCCAGGGCGCGAAGTAGCCATCAAAGCGAGTGCTTCCACCACGCTTTGCGCCGACGAGCACATTGATTTTACTGCGCTTTGCGTTCCACATCTTAATGCTTCGCCGCAAGGTGCCTTTGGGTATCACTTTATCTATCACGCCTGGTGACCTGTCGCGCCCTTTGTTGCGCTTCTTGTAGACTACAAACTCAGTGCCCCCCTTTGGTAGCGCGCTGTTCTTAATAGCCTTGGCAGCGTTGCGCCCAATGCGCCGGTTAGCTTCACGCAATTCGGTGCGCATCTCCTTTGGAAAGTCGCCCAGGCGGTCGAGCTTTTGCATTAGCTCTTTCATGCCGTCAACCTCAGCGCCCATCGGTTCCTTTCTCTTTGCAGAAGATGCGCAAGCCGTCGCGGCGGCCTATCTCCTCGAAGCCTAGTATCTCGTAGTTGCGCGACTCGAACACGATCGTGTCGTCTTGCGCGATAGTCACGCCGCTAACGCTGTCAGTTGGGTTGGGGTGCCTAACGATAAAGCTGACGTCGCGTTGCGGGTAGATCTGGTAAGCCTTCATGCTCTCGCTCGCGGCACCAGCGTAGACCACTTCCGCCCACATAGCTATGTCGACGGTGGCTGCAGCTGTCGGTTGCCCGAAGTCGTCCTGCGTTAGCGTCACCTGGCGAAGCGTAATGCTCCTGTCTCTGCGTCCTGCGTTCTTCATGGCTGATGCAATACGCGGTATCCGTTAAGCAAGGCGTCGGTGCCGAGCTTGACGCGGGTGGTGATGGTGCCAGTAACCTCATCGGTGCGCATATCGTAGAGGTGACCAACGATTAGCTTGATAGCGCTAATGATGGGAGCGGGAATGTCGGCAGGCGCAAAGCCTACTGTAAACTCTATGCGGATAGGCGTGAGCTCGTACTCCTCAACGCTTGGCGTATTGTGAAAGTATATCTGCCCTGGCTCCCGCTGGATGTCATAGTGCACTAGCGTACTGCTCAGCGTCTGCTCTGCTCCTGCTGTGTCGTCATACTTCACTGCCCCCACTGCTGACAGCGGCCCCACTGGGAACGTTGCGCCACGCCATGAGCGAAGGTATCCGGTAGCAGAATACGAGCCCAGCAAAACGTTGCAGTAGTTTTCAACGTAAGCGATGGCGGCGAGGCGTGCAGCTTCAATCAAACTGTCCTCAAGTGCATGAGTTACACGCAGATGCAGCTTCAGGTCAGCTGTTGAAATAATTTGCTCAGCCAGTGCCGTGGAGCTCACGTCAGTCTGCAGAGCGCCGATAGTTACTTGCATGCCATAAAAATAAGAAAGCCCAGCGGTTAGGCCGGGCTTTCTCGTTATTGTGTTGATGCTATCAGCTAGCAGTAGCCTCATGCAATGCCAGCGCTCCAGCTTGACGGATGCCGAAGTCATAGAAGCGATTGACGTGGAGGTTAATCTGCCCGGTGCCAGCGCTGCTGTATGGATCTACGAGCAAGTCGATACCCCCGAAGAACGCCATGATGCAGCCTTGTGCAAAGTTGCCCAAAATAGCTACCTCTTTGCTGGCCTCCTTTACGTGAGGCGAAGCAAAGTAGCGATACTCACCGAGCAGCGTTGTGATGCTCGCTACAGCTGGCGCTTGGCGCAAGAACTTGTGAGCGTCGTCGGTGCTGGCAATCAGCGAGAGGTTGCTCATGTCAGCGCCGTTGTCAGCGACAGCAGCCTCGAGCGCAAAGATGGCGTCAGCGGCGTTCGCTGCAGTCAGCTCCGTAGTGCTGGTCGCAGTAAGCGCACCGTTGACAGTAGCAAAGCTCGTTGTGTCGATGAGCTCGTTCACGCCAGCGATGAGGTCGCGAGCGATAACAGCGTCAACGCCAGGCCCGCCTTGAATCAGGAGGAGCTTGGAGTACGTTGACTTGTTAGCTACGCGGTTAGGCGTGAGCGTCAGCGTGTCCATCTCCATGCCTGAGTTGGCTGAAGCGTCAACTTCGTTTTCGGTAGCAGCACCAGCCTTTACGCTTACGCGTGGGAACTGGAGGTTACCTGTGGCGCCGTTGATCACGGTAGTGCCAACTTGCTGGATGAGAGCTGGTGCACGCAGCGCCTCGATGGCATTGCCCACGTCGGTAGCTACAAAGCCAGAGCCGTCACCGCTACCAGCTTGGAAGTCGTCAGCAGCACCAGCACGCAGCGCAACGCCGGGGATGCCAATGTTACCGTTAGAGCTAATGCCAGCAAGAGCGGCCTCGCGGCTGTACTCCTGCGACCACTCAAGCTCAGCGCCGGAGAGCATGCGCCCCTCGCTTACGTTCAGGATTGCGCGGCCAAGGCTGAACTTGCTGTTCACCTTGTTGACCTCGCGCTGTTCGCTTTGGCTGGGCGTGTTGCTCACTCGCGCAAGGCGGCTTGCGGCGTCAGCTTCTTGGCGCTTCAATTCAATCTTCTTGTCGAGCTTCGCGATCTCGTCAATCATGTTGCGCGCAACGGTCATATCGTTGTCGCTAATCTCGTCAGTGCTATCCTCGAGCGTAGCAACAAAGTTTTCGTGCTCTGTTGCTTTCTGCTGTCGCAATGCCTGGAGATCCTCAAGCGTGTATTTACGCATAGTATCGGGGGCTTTATTTTCTTCTTTCTTGCGAGCGACCACGGAGGTCTGCTCTGTCGCTGGGTAAGTTACGGGCGAAACATCGAATAAGGCGCCTAATTTTTCGATTATCATAACGCCCTCATCGTAGCTTCGCTCCTTAATTGTAAAGGCAAAGGAGCTCTGCGAGACGTCGCCACGCTTTACCATAGCATACAAATCGCGGCCAGCTTGCGTGTCGATAATGTCGGCGCTATAGTACAGGCCGTTATCGTCCACTGAGAGCTTCAGTGTGCCGTTAGTAGTGCGCGCGAAAGGCATATTGTTGTCGTGGTTAAACAACAGCCTTACGTCGTCCTCTAAGCGCCCGTCAAAGGCGCCGCGCTCGATGCGCTCCCGCTGTCCACCAACTACTGTTTCAACGTCAAACAGGGCCGCATAGCCCTCGAGCGTCATTGGCTTCTTGCCTGCGCGCAGTTCTGCTGTGCGCTTTAGTACTTCATGCTTCTGTTCCTCCGGCATCGTTGCTGATTTTATCGCTGTACGCCTCCAGGCGGTCGAGCGCTATTTGATTAACTTGGACTGTGTGCGTATCGCCACCAGCCACAGGGTTCATATCCTCTTTAGCTCTCACCTCGTTAATGCTCATCACGCCGCTCTGGAGCATCTCCTTGTAGAACTGAGCGCGAGTGGTGTTGTCGGCGCGATACATGCTGTCCATGTCCAGCCTAATGTAATGGTCCTCGACGTCCATGCCAACAATAAGCTTGCGATCTAGCTCCTGCTCGATGCGCTTTACCCAGGGCAAAAGCGTGTGCTGCCTAAACATGAGGTTCTGCTGCTCGACGTTGTTGTATGTCGTTTGGCTTTCGAGCTGTACCAGCGCAGGCGGAACGCTGAAGATGCGGCAGATCTCCTCTGCTTGAAACTTACGCGTTTGAATAAACTGCGCTTCCTCGGGCGGGATGCCGATGCGGTTGTACTTAAAGCCAAACGGCAACAGCTTGGTGCCTGCGTTGGCTGTGCTGTTGTTCCAGCTCTGCTGTATCGTCTCGAGCTGTTCGTTCTTTAGCGGTTGCTCGGTGCTCAATACGCCAGTCATCTGCCCGCCGTTAGTGAAATAGTCCATGCCGTATTGCTCGGCAGCTTTAGCAAGGCCAATGTTCTGCGCATGCAAGCGGATGGGGCTCATGCGGTCGAGGTTGCAGATAACCAGGATCTGCATATCTCGCAAGACGCGGCCGCCGGTGAGCTCGTAAGCGCTATTGCTGGAGTCCAATGGCCGCACATCGTGGTAGTTCAGGAGCTTCAGCTCTACTGGCTGCCCTTGCTCGCGCACTATCTCTGCGTAACCGCAACCGTACATACAGGCCTGAGCTATAAGGCTTTCAAAAAACTCGTAGCTGGTGCAGTATTCGCTGGGTGATTTTAGCAGAACCTGCGTGTTGTGGTTTGCGGCGTGCTCAATACCTTGTAGCCCCCGACGCATCACCAGCATAGGCATCGCGGCGATGCTACTGCTAATCTTGCTCACGCAAGCGTAGACTGCCGCGATCGCCATGCTGTTGGTTTCGTTCATCACAATGTTGCGGAAACCGTAACCGTTGATGCCCATCTGAGCGGCGATGGTGGTGCTGTCGTATTTGCCGACGCGGGCGCGCTGGAACACGTTAAGCAAGCGCTGTAGCCTATTTGCCATTCAGCTAAGATAAAAAAAGCAGGCCCGCCATTGCGAGCCTGCCAAAACCAAATCATGAAAACTCAGAGACTTATGATGTCCAGGATTACGTCCTCGTCCTCTGCGTTGTTAAAGTAACAACCTAAAGCCATGATGCTGGCTACGATGCCGTCAACTTTTTGGCTTTCTGCATTTTTTCGCTTACTCACTTTTATATTGTCGGCGTCATCGCGCTGCAGCTGAACGCAGCCGATCTGCCAACGCAAGACTGGATGCCCTTCGTGAATAATCTTTCCTTGACACATCAAGCGCTCGAGTTCCTTTGTGGGGTAGCTCATGCTCGCGTAGCCCTGGCCGAACTTCTGGCAATCGATGCCCGCGGCGATGAGTTCCGGTACGACCATTTCAGCGTAGTATCTATCGAAAGCCAGCGCTTTCACATCGTACTGCTCGTCAGCGGCGAGGATGTAGTCACGCACCGCATTCATGTCGGTCACGGTGACTGAGGGC